AAATTAGGAAATTCCTTTTTTAACTCAGCAAGAGTTATTGATTTTATTTCACCTACATAATATATGTCTTGAAAATTTGGGTCATTAGTATATGACCAAACCATATTAGCAGGATTTACATAATCTATAACAACACCTTCAGACTTATTAAAACTAGTTTTTACAGCTCCTATACCTATAGTAACTATATCTTCAACTAATCTTTTTTTAGTTAATTCGTATTTATTAAAATCTAATACATTATTAATTACTTCTTCTTCAGCTATTTCAACTGATTGTTTGTAATTTAATTGCATATGAACTTCTAACTCCTCTTTACTTTGAGGTAAGTTAGCTGGATCAAGTGAGCTGTATATATCAACTCCTAAATTTTGTTTTATGCTATCTAACAATGGTTTACTCATCATGTCTCGCATAATAGAGTTTGCATAGTTAGTTCTCTGTTTTGTTGAAAACGGATCTTGAGCAAAAGCTTTTATATCATAATCTTTAGATGATATACCATTAACTACTATATCTACAAATTTAGGTATAATAGGTACTGGCTTCCAGTCTAAATTTAAATAGCTTAAGTCACCATTAATTGATAACTCATCTTTATATTTTTGTACTGATTGTTCTCCACGAGCATATAATCTTAATCTGTTAAAGTTTTGATATCCGGTATGCCATTTACCACTATTTATTCTTCCACCTCTAAACCACTCGTATTCAATAGCTTGTCCTACTTGTAAGCCATATTCCCAACTAAGCTTTTCCGCAACAGGTACCACCTGACTTGGAAATGAACTATTAGTACTTGTATTAATCATTTATTATTATTTTTGATTTATAACCTTTATTGTCATATTTAGAAAAATTTAAATTTACTTTTTCTTTAATAACTTCAGCTACTGGTCTATATTTATTTTTATTGCAAGCCATAATAGCTAAACCTGAACTTATTGAAGCATCATGTTTAGTTCTATTATTTATATCAAAAGCAGCCCAATCTTCTAATGTTCTTTGAAAATACATTGAACCATATTGTTCATTATTGTAACCTACAAAACTTTCAATATATGATTCAATCGCAGCTGCATGAGCTTGTTTTACATCTTCACTTGAATTAGGTATACCACCTATTTCTTTTTCAGCTACTGATAATTTATACATTGTTTTATCTGGACGATTCATTGAATAACCTCTGTAACCTCTTCTTTTTAAATAATATAATAATCTAGGTTTGTTATTCTCTGCTAATAAAGGCATGCCATAAAAGTGTAATGCCATTAAAACATCTTCAAAAAACATATCTGCTGTTTGTGGCCGTGCAATATATTCTAAAAAGAATAAATTAGGAGGACCATCCATTGTAAATTTTGTTAAACCATGAAGAGAACCTTTTGATCCTCTACCGTCTACTGTTCCAGATATATCATATGAGTCACACCCAAAAGCACCTATATGCTCATTTGCAGGATATTTTTTACCATGTTTTATAATATATCTGTTTTGTTGGTGTACATCTGGTACCCATGAAACAAAAAATCTGCCTTGTTTACTAGGAAAAAATTGTACACTAGTATCTTTAATTCCACCTTCCCATTGAAAATTACCTTGAGTTATTACTCCAGAGTATTTTAAATCTTCGTTATAATCTATTTGTTCGTAAATCTTTGTTAAATTAAACAAAGACTGTTTAGTTTCATCTCTGAACGCGTGTTTTTCAGTACGTGGAAACTGTCTATATAATTCATTAAGTGCGTCTGGGTCGTCCTTAAGGCCATCTACCTCATTCTCCCAATGTTCAATGACACCGATTTGTATCTCTTGGTCATCGATTCCTTTAACTGGTTGTTTTGGAGTATCAAAGACAGGGTATCCATAAGTATCAATGTATCCTTCGTAATTCCATTCCATAGGTATGAACAAAGAATATAATCCTGAGCTAGTCTGTCCATTGCGGTTTCTTTTGGTAACATCTGAGTCATAATAAAGTTTTTTGTAGTTTCTACCACCTTTGTCAAGAGCATTGCTCGTTGACCCCATCATACATTTACCAATAATCTTACTACCTAATCTTAACGTTGTTTTGGTAACTCTCCAGTTATTGAGAATATTTTCAGGTTTTTCCCATTTTCCTGCCTCATCATGTACAAGTAACGCAAGTTTCTCTCCGTCATAGGAGTTATCACCAGTATTTTTCCAGTCGATAGTGGTATCAAGCCCAATGATTTCTTCAATCTGCTCATTCGTATCCAGCTTTTTTCTAGTGAATCTGGAAGCTGGAACCCTATAGGCAAGTTCGGTTTTTGGTCGGTCCATTCCATCTTGAATGGGTTTGAAAAAGAATGGGTAATTAACTGAGATTGGAACAATCTTGTCTGTAAACATTTTTTTAGCATCTGCACCTGATTTCGATAAGACACCGAATCGAGCGTCGCTAGATATTGTCGCAAGGTTGACCGTTTCCCCTGACGCCATAAAAGAAAAGCCACTTCGTCTATTTTTAAGGTAGCACATTCCATAGCATCTTGTATCAGCTTTGCACGCTTCCCAGAAAATAAAGAAGAGTCTATTTGCTTCTCGAAAGTCGGCTTGGCCAACGTCGATCTTTGACCATTGGAGATACATGTAGTGAGTACCAGTAAGATAGGTAGGAACACCTTTATTATAGAACCAAAAGCCCTCTTCACGTCTTTTAAATTCGTTATCAATATATCCATGTAAATTTTGTTTGAATGTCTCTGGGTAAGCTTTCCAATCAAATATAGTTTTAATTTTTTTCAGTTCTGGTCTATGCGTAAACACTTCCCAGTATTGTTCTGATTTTTTATCAGATCTTTTATAAATATCGTCTACAGCGGGTAATGCTATCCTAAGATTTTGGATTTCATATACTTCACCAATTTTACCAGTTTTTGATATAACGACGATATCATATTCTTTATTGTATCCATATTCCCATTTTTTATGTCTATTTAACCTTTTAATTACTTGAGGTTTAATAGGTTCTATTACTTTATATAATGTTTGTTCGTACATTATTTAGATCTTCTTTCAGCAAATCCACTAAAGGTATTATCCTTTTTTTCTGTAGGTTTGTTATCTAATATATTTTTTTCTTCTTCAATACGTGTAAGTATTTCAAACGCATCAAATATAGCAAGCTTTTTTGTAGCAGCTGCATTTTTTAGTCTGTCAGCAGATATATCATCTTCTGAATCTACTATAGGCTCTTTTGCAACCTTAATTAACTCATCAACTGCTCTTTGCCCAGCTTGGATTATATTCTTCTTCGTTTCCTTTACGTTCATACTTAATTACAATATCATTAGATTTCATACAATAAAGACGTTTATTATCTACAATAAAGTCATATTCTCCGAATGGAGTATACCCTACAACGTCCCCCTCGCTTATTTCTAACGCTTCTAACGCACTATTACCGTATTTTAGTATCCCAATAAGGCTTTGCTCTAAAGAAGTGTTAATTTCATCATAATTTTTTAGTGGCGCTATAAAGCATCTATCACCAAATGCATTCCATTTATTGTCTCTTTTGTATAAATATACTTGATCCAATTGAACAAAATACATATTATCTTTGAAATAAGCTCTACTATTTTTTTCATTTCCTCTAATATCATAAAATCTTCTAAATACATTGTGGTGTATTAATACAAGATCACCAGGTTTTATAGGTGTTTTATATGCTAAAGGAGTTGAAATAACTTTTCCTATGTTATTAACAGATTTGTAACTTTCAAGCTTAGTATTAATTATTAAGCTTTTGTCACCTACTTTTACTTCATTATTATATCGCTGGCCGTAAGGCTCAACGATAAAATCGAATAAACTGTTCATTAATATTCTAAGTCGTACTCAACGGATATTGCCATGTTAGAATTGAACTTCTTCCATGGCAACACCTCGTCATTTTTTTTGATAAAAATGTTGTAAGAATTGTCTTTTTGATCAGATATTATATGTGATATAGTATGACCACCATATACAGACTGACCAACAGAATAATGCATTGCATCGGTTTTATAGTCAGAACCAATGCTGATTTTTCTGATAACTGACGACATTATTCTTCTTTTTTATCTTCTTCTTTTTCAATTGGCTCATATGTACCATCAGCTAAATTAATATTTACTGATCCATATTCTTCCTCAAGTTCTTTTTTAAACTCTTCGGTTTTTTTGTTAACCTCATGAAATTGTGCTAATACTGCGGTTTTTTGGACTTCTAAAATTCCTGTTTCATTTAACAGCTGATTTAACTGTTTTTGAAACTCTTGAATCTTTTTTAATTGGTCTTCTTTGATTTTGTTTGGTTCACTCATTTTAATTGAATTTAATTTATTAATTTACTTATTAATATAGTTACGTGTTTTATTTATTTTTTAAATATACTTGTAACCTTTTCTCCACTCCGTCCACCGAAATAGGCTAGAACGACGGCCATCATGACCTTTTCAAAAGTGTCATTCCATGTTTCGCCTATGTGAAACGGTATTGTGTCTACACTATCCAGTAGCCCTGCTAGTGAAAATACAACAATACACCACACTAAAACTAATGGGCGTACATTCTTCGAAAGCCAAGAATCTGATGCGGCATCCGCCTGCCACCTTGAGGTGATAGACTCCATTTCTTTATTCTGTTGTTCGTATATTAATTGTTGTAATTTTATTTTGTCATCAGAGCTTACATCTGATTTACCTATAGCTGCTATAGCTTCACCTGGTGAAGTTACTCCTTTAAGTACATTCCCTAATGCAGGGTTTACTATTGAAGCAGCACCAAATAAAAGTTTACCTACAGTACTTTCTGCGAATTTCTTTTTAGGTTTTGACATATTATGATTTTTTATAAGCTTCTTTTTCCCATGGAAGATTTTTATCACCTTCCCTCATTTTAGATCGAGGATAAACTTTACCTTTCCAGTAAACATTATTATCGTCATAATCAAGGTCACCTCTTTTCATTTGATCGTGATGAACCATTTCATGGTTAATAATATCTTGTTCTTGTAAAGGCGATTCTACATCTTTATTAATTAAAATGCTTCCGTTTCTATCAGCTTTGCCTAATACTCCTTCTTCTAAAGGCACATGATAAACAGGTGTAGTATTTAGAGAATATGGTGGGTTACTAAGTTTAAATGCCATTACTTTTTTGGAAACATTTTATTTAATGCTGTTTTTCGTTGCTCGCAGCCACAGGGTATATTTAAACCCTGTGATACCGCGTCAACAACTTTTTTAATTCCAGTTGCTTTAGTAAACTTCTCTATGTCGTCGCCTAAGCCCCTAGATTTCATTATGATACTACGATAGCTGAAATACTAATTCCTGATGGATTTTGTACTTTAGCTTTTACACCGCCTGGATTAGCAGTTAAGGCATAATTAATTGCGTCTCTCATTGAAGGAGTAGTTCCTGTAGACGTGTGTGTAACTGTGATTAGATCAGCTCCAGTTGGACCAGCGTTTAAAAAGATCTTAGTTGAAGTTCCTGAATCTGCTTCTACATACATAATGTTTTCTGCGTTAATGATTAAATCCCCACTGTCTAAGCCAGAAGCGGATGAATCAAGTGAAATGTACTTTGCCATAATTTTGATTTTTGATTTTTGTTAATGATTGTTGTGAATGTTTATATGGTGAGTTTTATACAGACTCTACTGTTTACTTTTTCTTATTAAGTTTTTTTGTTGCATGAACTCCACCCAACAAAACTCCCATCTCTGACGTTGGCATAGTTGGTATAGTTGGGGGCTTTCCTCCTTCCATAGCAGCTTTTAACATCTTATTTTTCTTAGCTTCTTCTTGTAATCTTGCTATTTCTTCAGGACTACTTTCTACAAACATAGCTTGTTTTTGTTGGTTTGCTGAATTGCTATCTTTTACATCTTTAAAAACTTGTTTTTGTTCTGTTTGATTTAAAGGTCCACCAGCATGATCGTCAACAGGCATATCATCTAATAAGTTTTGCTTATGAAAATATGAATTACCTGCGTGCTTGCTCATAAAGCTACCGTGCATATGAAAACCTTCACTACCGTGATAACCACCTCTCCAGTTATAACTTCCGTGAGCATCATCAAATAATGCTTCAGCGTGACCTTTATGACCTTCAGCCATTTGTTTTTTACCTCTTTTCACATCTTCTTCTTCCCAAGAATTTACCATGTGATGGCCGTGTTTAGGCATGCCCTTACTGTTGTTTTTATTATATCCCATTTTTATTTTCTATTTTTAGCCATTTTTTTAAATGTCTTGGCTAGGTTATATCTTTTACTCCCTGGAGGGCAACTAGCACTTCCAAATTTATCCCCTGTACATACTCCTTCAGTTCCTCTTCTTTTTATACTTTCTGTAGCTTCTTGAATCCAACCTTCTCTATTTAAAGGCCCTTTCATAGATAATCCTTGATCTGATTTCCATGTTTTAAAGTTAACTTTTTCATAATCCTCCTTATTGATTAGGCCCTGCCTATCAGCTTGCCTAAATAATGATTTGCCTTTTTTAAATGCTTTTCTATAATTACCTTTTTCTAAAGCTTTTTCAGCTTTACTTACAGTTTTATCAAATCTTGTTTGGTTATTTAAAGGTCCTTCCATCCTAGGGCCTGTAGGGCTTATAGATTTTACACTATTTTTTACCCATTCCATTGCTGCATTTTTCATTTCATCGGAAATACTATGGCCATAAGGGCTTTCACCAAACTTTTCTTTGTATTTTTTTTCTTTCTTTTCAAGTCTATTCTCAACTTTGTGGAGTTTTTTCATATCTTTATCATAATTACCACTAGTATATTCATT